AGATAATTCTCTATCTTCTATTGTTTTTATAAAATCGGCTTTAGCCTTTTCTATTTCATTAGCAAGAATAGATTTATTATACTCCCATGCTTTTAAGGATCTCTCGTCGTCACCATACATTGCTATCCATTCTGCAGGAACAGAATTATCAATGTTTTTTTGACTACTTTGATTTATAGGTTCTTGTTTTGCTCCTCCAATTGATTGCAAATGTTTTTGAACTTGACGCTCAATGTATTTTTTAATCTTTGGGTTTTTGTTGAAAGGCAATTTTTCTTCATTATCTTCCTTGTCAACATGTTGATCCTCTTGTTTTTCAGGTTGTGATTCTGATAGTGCTGGGTTCAATTCACTATTTATGTCAAATGCTTCTTCAGTACCTGACAAATTATTCACAAAGTCATCGAATGATGATTCTAACATATTATCGGTTCGTTCTTTACTGTCTGCGAACTAGAGAAAGACTTTAATTATAACATGGTTTTGTTATAGTCCACACCAAGAACGGACAAATTCTTATATACTAGGTGTTCCAGTCATATCTAGTGGAACTTGTGATAGTGAACTTGACGCTGGACTTGCTGACAATGATTCTCCTGTATCAGGTGGTATGTTTTGATCTGGTACCATTTGATCTTGAGGATTCATTTGTTGTGGTTGTGGTAGATCTGGGAAATACATTTGTTGGTATAATTGAGGATTTGTTTTCCACATCACTACTCGTTTTGCTGTTTCTTTTGGATCAGAATCATTTAGTCTTTCAAACAATGAGAGAGGATCAAGCCACCCAGAGTTTGCAAGATCAAGTGCTTGATTTATCTCTGTTATCTCATCATGTGGCTTCATTGAGTTTGGAGCAACTGATATAATAACTCTTTCTGTAAGTTCACTGTTTCTGATAGTTACATACTCCAATGCTCTTCCTTTTCCTAATATAGACGCATAGTGTTCTTCGTCATAGAATACATGATATAGTTGAGCCCACCAGTTGAATACATTATCTGCTACTTGTTCTAGTGCGTCTCCTATTCCACCACCTATACGTGAGTTGTCTTGTTGTTGGTTAAGTATTTGTCCACGTACAGTCTTTTCTTGCACACCACCTGCACCACTTATACCGAGAGTTCCATAGATAGAACGTAATCGAGTAGTCATGTCTTGTAACTGATTGAAAGCGTCTGATGGGAAATTTGGAGCAGGTAATCTATCTATTGCTTCACGTATTGATTTACCACGTGGAGCGAGTATTGGGCTTCCTGCTTCTATTGCATCTGCTGCCTGTTTTGCTGTTTCATTGTTAAAATTTTCTGCTGATAGTACAAGGGAGTTATTTGATACATTAAGATTTTTATTTATCTGTTTTATTCTTTGTAATACTAGATCTTGGTTTGGTATGTTTTGTTCAATAAGAGATGTGTCATCATGTGGGTGTTGCCCTGTTGAGAATACACCTAAGAATGTATAAGGCATTTTCGGACGTCCAAAATGGTTGTTGCCTTTTATGACGCTTTCTTCTGCTTCTTCATCTTCTGTGTTCTCTTGATCCTCATTCACATCATAATTGAAATATGGGTTCTTATGTTTATCAAGAACAATTCCATTATATGTATAGAAACAATACTCATTTGTCCACCATTCAATATATTTTATTTCTGTACCTAGTTTATTGTCTATAGTTGATAGTATAAATGCTTTCTTTTCTGGACTAAGTTTATTTGGACTATATTCTGAATCGAACATATCTATTAGACCTTGAGCAGTGATTTTCTTTCTTTCACCCAAAAAGTTCCCTGTGTAATTACCATATGAGTCAATAGACCCATTAGGATCCATAATTAGATTTGAAGGAAGAACAACATCAAGACTTATATCCTCAATAACATCATCCCATCCATGTTTCAATACACCAATGAAATAACTACTCCAATGACGTACTACTAGAGCAAGTTTTCTGCGTAATACAAGAGTATCTGCATGGTATTGCAACATTGTTTTAACATTTTTTGCTATAATCTCTGCCTCTGGATTTGGAGAAGCAGGATATACTACTGGTGTAGGGTTTTTAGCGAGTGCGGCAGGTATAAAGGTTTCTTGTGCTTCAAATATAAGATTAGAAGGTACAACTTTGTCTGTGTCTCCTCCTGCATATTCTGATCTTCCAAGATAGTATTTATAGTTTAATTCCTGTCGTCTTTTTAGTTTTTCTTCGTATCCTGAATAGTCTGATTCCCATTGTTTAGAAAGACTTATCAATTCTTCATCTGACATATCAAGAGACAAAACTTCTTGATAATTGCCAACAACGCCCTCGTGATCTGAAGGATTTTTAAAAGTTTTATTTACTGGACTGTTTACCAGTTCTTGTACTCCTAGAACGTTTAATTGTACTGGATCCATAATTTAAAATAAAAAACAAGACTTCCCAAAAATTGGGGAGCCTTGTTTCGTTACATTGGCAATTTTTATTTAACTACATATATTATATCATAACGTAAAATTATATGCAACTATTTCCTAAAATGTCGTGTGATTGATGTATGTTGGATAATACCATCTTTGTCTATATCCATAGTTATAGATGAGTTTTTTACATTTAGTATTCCTGTAGACTCCATAAAACCTATAATGTATCCAACAGTATCATAATGTTGCTGAAACTTTATGAAAAGTAATGCGTCTTCGTCTGTTAGTTCAATTTTTGTCATATTTAATCAAAGAATCTTCCTATTGGCAATCCTGCAAATGGATCAGATCCGACTATTTCTGCCATATTGTCACTATATTTATCAAGACCTATTCTCCAATATACCATACTATGCACCCAGTGATCCGCTCCTGTTCTTTCCCATTTATACTCCATAATACCTAGTGCATTTTCCTTTTTAACTCTGTATATATTATTGAAATGTTCTACAAGTGGTTTATAATCTTCCTGTGTTCCATTTAAAGGTATACGTTTATCTGATAGTTCATCAATAAGTAATTGCATGACTCTGTTTCTATCTGCTATGACTTTTCCATGCTCATCTCCTTGTCCCCAATCTATAAGACGCTGTGTCTTTCTATCAGAGCGATAATAACATAAGAATACTCTACTAGGATACTTTTGTTGTAATTGGCGTATTCCTATCAAGTCTCCTCCTTGGTCTGATATTATAATTGAGTTTTCCCAGCGTTTTAAGTAACTTTCTAAAACATCATAGTTCTCGCATTTTCCATAATAAAATATTCCTTGTTTGTTTCCTATGACATAGTGGATTGGCAATCCTGTATCAACTCCTATAATGATTGTTCCTGACTGATCGTTTACATCATTTGTTACGTTTTGGTATATAGTTTGTGCTTGTACTTTATTCCCAGAACCATAGAAAGGTCTTCCTGCAACGAAGTTATCAAAAAACTCTTGTGTTTTCTCACGTTTCATCTTTGCAATATGTTTTGCTGTCATCCATGGAGCAATCCAAAGAGGTATCCAATAGCCAGACCATTCCCCTTTTGATGTAGGTATCCATTGACCATTAACTATATTGTCTTCTGTTATTTCTGTATTACATTTAGGACATATATATAACTCTTTTTCATAGTCAATACAGTTCTCATCCATTACATAAGTTTCATTACATGAATGTGTTATGTGCCATTTTTTTTGATCTGATTTTAAATACCATTTATGTACTCCAAAATCAGGTATTGATGGGTTAGAAAAGAACGCTTTTTGTGGATCTGCTATAGACTGTAGACGTGAATCATATTGCTCAACAATCTCTTGCTTACATCTGTCATACTCGTCTACTACAAGTTTTTTTGCAGTAATCATAAGTGCTGCTCGTTCAGTCCAAGAACCTTGATAGTATATTGTATTGTTACCAAATTGCTTTTGTTCTATTGAATCTTTATCTTTAGTCCAAGATTGTAGTATAGGATTGTTTGCTATAATCTTATTAGTTTTACCACCAGAGAAACGTTTAACGTCATCTGCTGTAGGTAGTACATAGAGTATGTCAATTCCCTCATTTTTACATTGGTGTGCTGACTTTAGGATCTCATAAGTTGTGAAGCCTATCTGGGCACATTTCATGCAAGTGATTAGTGGGCTTCGATCAGCATATACATCAAACATAAAGCGATACTTTTTAAAATCTATTAGTTCGCCTGCTTCTGTTTTTATGGAGTGGTTATTTATCCACGCGTGTATGCTTATTTGCTCCAATAATTTCATTTTCTTTTACTAATTCAATATATGCTTTTATAAGTTCTTCTTTATTTTTGGTATTTAGTATGTAATTATCCCAATAACTATTTTTAAATTCTTCATCATATAATTTAATTAATTCTTTATAAGATAGATTATAGATTTTCTTTAAGTTTTTGTTCATATTCT